TTCAAACGGAAAATAACAACCAGTAAGAAAATATCCAAATAGTTGTTTTATCAAGGTAGTGGTAAAATAACTTCTGACGGGAATTTGTATATCTACCAAAACATATATACAAATAATAAGCCCGTTGTTTTGAATTTAGAAAATATGCGCTCGTATTTTTTTTGTCTTCGCAAGTCGGCAATTAAAATCCGCGTTGCTCTAAATTGTTTCCGGTGTAAATCTTCACAAGTCTTCAAAAATGTGAATTATATAATATATAAAAATCCAAAAAGAATATAAACCAAAACTATTAATAATAATATCAAAATGGATATTATTAATACCGATGTTGCGCAAGAAACGACCGAACTATGTTACATCATGAATTTTTTTGGAAGTGATAAAGGACATCCATTGAACCAAGGAAATCATAATTATACAAGATTCTATTATAATTTGTTCAAAAATGTGCGCGACAAGCCATTGCGGGTATTTGAGTTGGGTTTGGGAACGAATAATGTAAATATTCCGTCCAATATGGGTCCCGACGGCAAACCCGGGGCATCTCTTCGTGGTTGGAAGCAGTTTTTTCCCAATGCCGAGATTTTCGGTGCGGATATTGATCGCGATATTTTGTTTCAAGAGGACCGAATTTCGACGTACTATTGTGACCAAAACTCGGCAATCATTACACGTGAGATGTGGGGAAACGCCAATTTAATTGAGGACGGTATGGATATCATCATTGAAGATGGTTACCATGTGTTTTCATACAACGTCAACTTTTTCGAGAACAGCAATTACAAACTCAATGTAGGTGGGGTGTTCATTGTCGAGGATGTGATGCACTACACCTTGGATTTGTGGCGTGATAAGATTGCGTTTTGGGAGACGAAATATCCTCATTTGAAGTTCAGATTGTACGTTATTCCTCACGAAAAAAATCCTTACGATAATACTCTGGTATTGGCTCAACGTATGTATTAATTATATAACCGGCGATTAAAGAATAAAAAATAATTTTTGTGGTAAGGTATAGATGTTATCAAATCGCATATTTCCGCCTTTATAGTACAGTGGTAGTACGGCGCTCTTGTAAAGCGTTGACCAGAGTTCGATTCTCTGTGGAGGCAATTATTTTTGGTTGATATCGCAAATGGTATTGTAGCATTTGAGACAGGCTTCGGTATCATACATGGAGTTGTGTGCTCCCAACAGGGGAGTTTTGAACAAGTATTCGTACAGTTCACTCAGTTTGGGCATTTTTTTGTAAGTTTTGCCGTTTTGACTGATACTATGAATATTACAGATGTTTCTGCCCAGATTTCCTGTACAGATTTCTTGAATGCCGTTGATGTAGTTGTATGTGGGGTTGAACATGGACATACTACGAATATCTACCAGTATGTATGAATTGCGAATGAGTTCGATTTCTATCATACGTCGATCAAAATCAATGTTATGAGCAATTACCACATCACATTGATTGTAAGCCATCCAAAATGCTTGTAATGCGTCGCGTATATGTACACCATTGTCGCACTTTTCACGGGTAACTCCGGTAAGGTTCGTGATGAAAGGGGTGATGGTGATTTCTTTCGGAATGCGTATGTATTGGTTGAATCTTTGCAGTATAACCTTGTTTTTTTTATCATACAAAATGAACGATAACTGAGTAATAAAAGGCATTTCTTCCATAGTGTATGTCGATTTTTTCACGGGAAAGAGACCCGTCGTCTCAGTGTCAAACGCCAAGATCGTATTATTTTCCATTTCTTATCTTCTAGGGTTTTTATGGAAAAGCATCATTTGTTTGGTATGTTTCAATTTTTTATAAAAAGAAAAAACGATTTAAATTCTATCGTTTATTTGTTGTATATACCACGTAAAGCATGACTCTTACATTTGTTACGTCGTTTTTCTATATTTATGAACGTGAATACGATGAAAAAAAGACGGTTCCTTGGCGTATTGAACGTTTTCGTGAAATCGCGCGCACAGGAATCAAACTGTGCGTTTATGTATGTCCAATTTTAGAAAAATACATTAAATTATTGTGTGAAGAGTTCCCGGATAATGTGAAATTGATGAAAACGATCAGTATTGAAGATACCATCGTGGGGAGATTGGTTGCCGACATCAATTACGAATCGGCTTCCGACGGCACGGAACAACTCTCGTTACCTAGTAAGAAAAATGTTACCAAAGACGTCTCTGATTACATGATTGTCATCAATTCAAAGACTGAATTCATGTCTCATACGGTGGAAAACAATCCTTGGAACTCTACCCATTTTGCTTGGATCGATTTCAATATTTCTCACGTTTTTTTCGATAAGCCTCTTAGTATAGAGTATTTGACGATTCTCGGAAAACGCGAATATTTTGAGTCCAGTTGTTTTGTTATTCCCGGGTGTTGGGATAAATACAACAACGAACACATTGGGCATATCACGGAGACCATTCATTGGCGTTTTTGCGGGGGATTTCTGTTGGGGGATGCCAATTCCATCCTCCGGTTCCACGAGCTTTACAGAGAATACTTGCCTCGTTTTTTGAAAGAGTACCGGAGGTTAGTTTGGGAAGTTAATTTTTGGGCGTGGTTAGAGGCCAATTCTGACTGGAATCCAAAGTGGTACAAAGCGGACCACAACGATACCATCATCAATTCTATGTGGGCCGCGACATTTTCACAGTCGTTGGTGTCTCAAGGTTCCGAATCATACAGGTACGATTATCCTCGGGTAGACGGTTACAATCCTTCTTCTGCCGCATATTTGTTCCATCAAGGAAAACATTTATTGAATACGCGATATGTCAATTACTGGTATTATAACAACGGAGGATACATGTTTTATGATGGTACTAACATCATTCGAACGAAGAATTTCTTTTCGACCCTCGAATATGCCGAGGGATCTGCGGATGAACATCAGCATCTCATCCCCCAGTTTTATAAAGAAATGGAAGAAACGATCGATCTACCTAAGCACGATTTTTATTCTCGTGGTATCGAGGATCTTCGTTTGTATGCGGTCGGGGACAAAATCAAATATATTGCCACCACGGTCGGGTACCATACTACTTGTGGAAATCGTATGATGATTGGAGATTATTGTATTGATACCTTCAATTATGCGAACTCTCATTTAGTCCATCCTCCGGTCGATACCTTTTTGGAAAAGAATTGGGTACCGTTGGTCCTGAACAACCCGAGTAGTCCGTTTCATGAACGTGAACTGTTTATTTACCGATGGGGACCTCTGGAGATTGGCGAAATGTACGATGACATTGAAAATGGTACCAAAAAGTTACAAATTATCCAAACATATCCGGAAACTGCGCTGGCTCCGTTTTTCAAAAAAATGCGTGGATCGGCACTTTTAGTAGATACTGGCGATGTATTGGTAGGAGTCGTCCATTTTAGTGAAGAAACCAAACCGCGTCACTATTTCCATGTGATGATTGAACTGGACCGTACGACGCTGGCTCCTTTGCGTTACAGTGATCCGTTTTATTTCGAGTCTGTCAACATCGAATTCTGTATTGGGTTTGATATAAAGGACGATAATTATTGGTTCTGGATATCTCGTATGGACCGCGATCCGCTTTTGGTGAAGATCGCATGTGAAAAGATTCCCTTTATGAGAACTTTTCCAAAAATTGAATCATAAAAATATAAATAAAATGATGATATTATTTATATTTTTATTAAGCGGTTCTTTACCCCATGATTCGCAAAACTAACAAAACTTCGCCGAACTACGGTAAAATGCCGGTATATCAGAAACCGTTGATTGTTTCGATTGAGGGCAATATCGGTGTAGGCAAATCCACGTTGCTTTCTGATATTGAGTTCATTTGTCAACGCGATCATTTTGAAATCGATTGTTTGTATGAACCAGTAAAAAAATGGGAAGATGTCCGCGATCCGATAACGAACGATACGATGTTGGCAAAATTCTATCGTGAACCGGCAAAATACGCCTTTCCTTTTCAAATTATGGCATATTCTACTCAAGTTCAACAGCTCATGGAGGCAATTACCAAACCGGATGTCAATAAAATTATCATTACAGAACGGTCGTTGGAATCCAATCACGAGGTTTTCACCAAAATGTTGTACGATAATACCATGATGGAGGACACGTCTTACCAAATTTATAAAATGAATGCCGATACCCATAAAATGTCGTTTGATGACCGTCCGAATTTGAATACGGATGCCTATATTTACTTGAGATCGTCGCCACAAACGTGTATGGACCGTATTCGGAAACGTGATCGTGGCGGCGAGTCACAAATAACCATGGAATATTTGGAGGATTGTCATTATTATCACGAATCGTGGTTGAATAAAATATCCCCCCACCGTTGTTATGTGTTGGATATGGATAATATCATGGGCTACGACGATTATCGCGGAATGTTTGATTTTATTGATGATGTGTACAAAAACATCATGATGTGTCCACCGAATCCTCCGCCGCGTTTACACCAGCCCCAGCCCAAGCCCTAGCCTTTTAGGGAAACCCGGAAACCCACAACACAAAATTTATTTGTTCCAAACTACCAAACGCGTGGATTTAGTTTCAATTTGTGGTAACGGGCGAAAATACAACAGATCTTTTACCGGTTGGGTAGTGGGAAAATTTTGGTGGCTGTAAACATCTTGAAGTAAACACCACTCAAACATTCCGCCCGAATATATGTAGACATTCGAGAACCCCAATTTGATCAACTGTCGGCATTTTTTTTCCGATGTTTCGTCACAATTATTTTTTCCATACACAATGATATGGTGTTTGTGGAGAACTCCATCACGAATCAATCCGTTTATTACGTTTTCTTCGTCATAAAAAGACAAGGTGGTGGGTATGAGAACCTGTTGTTCAGAGGAAAATAGGGTATTTATCAATAAATATTGATCGGGGGTTTTGATAGCGACCAAGATGTCTTCGTAACCCACTCTTTTTATTTTAGATGTGTCGTTTGTAAATAGATTTAAAAATGACATTTCGAGAACCTGTGGTATCTTATATTTCTTCATTTTTATGTGTTTTTAGCAAAAATCCTTAAGTTTGCCGTTCTCGAAAAACGGTAAGTAGAACAAAATATAAAAGGCAGCACCAATAAAAAAGCTGTTCACGATCCAACACCACATGGATGCCGAAGATTTATCCGTGTAAAAACTGTAAAGTGTGATTAAAAAGGTGAAAACGCCGAAAAAAAATGACCACCATTTGCCTATATAGAAAAACGCAAACAAGAAAAATACTACCCAAATAAAATATTCTAATTTAGACCATTTATTGATGAAAAAACGCAAGTGGCCCTTGGGAGTAAGTGCCGTATGAGAGTCGCTCGCATCAAATCTGTAAACAAATGAATACACCATGAATATAAAATACCCGACAAATGCCGAGAATCTAACACTGATATCAGAGATCATCATCATGGTTGTCATGGGTAATAAAATAAATACAATAGTGACTATTATAGAAAAAATATTATTGTAGTACTTGTTATTGATGTTTCTCCAAATAAAATATTCAATCAACTGTACGGAAATAAACAGCATCATGAATATGTAAAACCAGAGGTTGTCAATTTCAGGTATTTTGTATTGAGTATACAAATTGTTGTAAATTACTAGACCTAGTACAAAACTACTGAACAAAAAGGTGTTCAGGGAAACTTCGGCATTCCAGCACATACTATATAGTGGGTCCATAAATATTTTTGAAACTTATATAAACATTATCGTCGTGGAATAATCAATGACTTCTAGAACGTGGTATGGTTTGAAGCGGCCATGGGATCAATATATTTCGCAAACATTTGGAAAGTATGTATTGGTGGATTACCGTGACGCCCATACGTCTTCCGTCGATTACCCTCAAATGTACAACTTTGTATTGTCAGAACAGGGTACCGGTAATGTTGTACATATTCAATTGAAAAACATTCTGGACCTTGAGAATTGGTGTAATCAGTAAAAATTGAAATAGAAAATATTTTTTATATTATAGGCAAAATTTACGCAAAACGAAGCAATCATGGATCTCACCCAAAGCAAACTTTCAAAAGTGGAATGGATGAATGCAGAAATACCGGTAAGCGATACAGAAAAAATTATTTTGAAACTCATTATGGATGGGTTTCATAATGTAAACACCAAGACCAATCAGAATCAGTCTATTTTCCAGTTTATGAAATTGGAAAACGCGGCAGAAAACGAGTCGTTTCTATATAAAAAATATTTTGAGAAGGAGATCCAACAGACGATGGACAAGTATAAATCGCGTATAACTCATTTCCGGGACATTGTTGTTGTACCAACCACGCCTAAGCCTCCCAAAAAAGTGGACGTAATTCGGATTGAACACATGGACAAGACACTGGAGACCAAGCGGCCCGAGATTTTCGAGTTTATATTGTTGGATTTTTGTAAAACTATTTTCAAATCTTTGGCAGAGTGTAGTCAAAAGTATGCTTTTGCTCTTTATACGCTGATTCAACTTAAGAAATGTAGTATTCCTAATATCAATAAATATGTGATGGACTACGTCGACAAGGTCATTAGTCAAGTCAACGATCAAATCTCTATATCCTCGGTGATTCATCAGGCCTGCGATTTCATCGAAAAGAATCCGTATCTGTTGAAATATGAAGATATAACTCTGTTCAACCACCAAAAACGCCTTTTCACCCTGTTGAAATCGTCTCCAGAAACGCCTAAATTGATTCTTTATATTGCTCCCACGGGCACGGGAAAAACCTTGTCTCCCATCGGTATTTCGGAAAAGTATCGGGTCATATTTATTTGTGTGGCTCGTCATGTGGGTTTGGCACTGGCAAAATCGGCGATTTCGGTGGGTAAAAAGATTGCGTTTGCGTTTGGATGTGAAACTGCGTCAGACATTCGTCTTCACTATTTTGCGGCAGCGAATTATTCAATTAATAAGCGTTCGGGAGGAATCGGTAAAGTAGATAACAGTGTAGGTGACAAGGTAGAAATCATGATATGTGATGTTCAGTCGTATTTGACCGCCATGCATTACATGTTGGCATTCAATGATGAAACCAATATTGTTACGTACTGGGATGAACCGACGATTACCATGGATTATCCTCAACACGATCTTCATACAAAAATACACAATAATTGGGTGAATAATAAGATTACCAAGGTAGTTTTGTCTTGTGCGACCTTACCCAAGGAAGAAGAGATTCAAGATACGCTCATGGATTTCCGGTCAAGGTTTGATATGGCCGAGATATTTACGATTGAAAGCTACGACTGTAAAAAAAGCATTTCTATATTGAACAAGGATGGGCGCTGTATGTTACCACACATGATTACAGAATTTGATAATTACGATAAAATGATGGAATCGATTGTATTTTGTGAAAAGAACAAGACCATGTTGCGGTATTTTGATTTGGCCGAGATTATTCGGTATATTGAGGCGATTCATCGTTCACCCTCGATTATTTCTGAGCAGTACCATATGAACGCATATTTCACACAAATAAGCGACATTACTATGAATTCTCTAAAGGAGTACTATTTGATCACGTTTCATCATTTGAATACAAAAAAATGGTCTCAGGTACATGAATTATTGAAACGTACCCAAGAACCGAAATTTTCCAAGCCCGGTTCAACTTTGAAACGTACACAGAGTGTTCAGGCAGTTCACTCATCCAGAGAGACAAATATAACAAAAACTCATAGCCTGTCTGAACCCACTCATTCTGCGTTTCAGGCAACGTCGACATCTGGGTCGGGTATTTTATTGACAACTGCGGATGCGTATACTCTGACCGACGGTCCGACTATTTTCCTCGCAGATGATGTGGAGAAAATTGGCAAGTTTTACATTCAGTCGTCGAAGATTCCTCCGGCGGTATTCGAACGTATTTTGGAAAAGATTGAACGTAACAACGAGGTTCAAAAAAAAATGGAAATACAGCAACAGATGTTGGAAGACAAAATGGGGTCGAACCGGGAAGAAAAATCGGCTACGGCTCGAAAGGACGAAAGACGGGAAGAGCGCGACCCGGAAATTCGTCGTCTGATTCAACAATTGGATCTTTTGCGCGGACAAATCCATGCCGTGAATTTGGACGCAGTGTACGTTCCAAACAGTAACAATCATCAACAATTTTGGACGGGTTCCGCGGACCATACCAATGCGTTTATGCCAAATATTTCGGATGCGGTGGTCAAAGAGATCATGGAATTGGACGTGGAAAACAATATGAAAATACTTCTCTTACTGGGGATTGGAATGTTTACCAACACTCCTCATGCGGCATATATGGAGGTGATGAAGCGTCTGGCGTACGAACAAAAACTGTACATCATTATTGCGTCATCCGACTACATTTATGGCACCAATTACGCATTCTGTCATGGTTTTATTGGTAAGGATTTGACAAACATGACACAACAGAAGATTATTCAAGCGATGGGTCGGGTAGGTCGTAACAAGATTCAACAGGAATATACGGTAAGATTCCGTGAAGATGCGATTATGATGCGACTGTTTCTTCCACAGACGGAAAATTTGGAGGCGATCAATATGAACCGACTGTTTTCCTCCGAAACGATGTAATACGACGCACTAATAATACAACTACAAATACAAGTAATTCTTCATAACCAAGACACAATTTTTTTCATGGTTCTCACCGAGATTTGTTTTTTTTGAGTTGAACCAATCTGAGGATTGTATTCAACTATATCCAAGAAATCGGGCCGACATATATTCAACGTATTTTCTAACTGTTTCAAGGTTAGACCTTCTGGCGCACAGGTTCCCGTAGAAGGCATGATCGCAGGATCCAGAACATCCACATCCAAAGAAACGTGAACGGGATTGTCGCCTATAAAATCTATCAGGGTTCTCGAAATGATAGGATTATCTTCACGAAATGCCACGGCAGGAATATATTTTATACGTTTTTTATGTACAAAGTCCCATTCTTCTTTTTCCAGATCGCGGATGCCCACATACAACAATTGTGAAGATTTTAATCGAGGTATACCTTGTATAGAATGTTCCATCAAGTCTCGGAGAACCATGCCGTGTATATTTCCACTCGGTGACGTTTTTTTATTATGAATATCTCCGTGAGCATCCATATATACGACTCTTAATTTGGAACCATGAATCATTAGAGAACCTAAAATCGTCCCTACACTGGTATAATGATCACCACCCATGGCCAAAATGGGTTCATCCTGGGTATCGTCGGTTTCCATCGTTTCCAAGAACCGTTTTATAGTAATTTCCATGGTTTTTTGGACGCCCATGGACAGGTTCTCGAAATCCTTCTGGGAAACTATTTCTATTTGAACTTTTTTCTTCTTGGGAAACAGCTTTTTAATCTGGTCTTCGGACAGTACAACTCCTGGATGAGGTTGCCCTCGAGAACATTGGACATTGGTAATTTTCATGTTTTGGGGGTTCTCGAAATTGTGTGATCAATATATTATATATTGAATAAATATAATAAAAATAGACCACACAGTAGTATTATAATGTTTTATTCGCAGTTTGGAGAAGATATATATGTATATAATAATTTTATAAACAAGGCGGTGCCTGACGGGAAATACGTCGAGTTGGGGGCGATGGACGGAACAACGTATTCAAATACGAAATTCTTCGAAGATAATTTACATTTTTCGGGTGTATTAATTGAACCCACCGAGAGTTTCGATAAATTAGTGTTGACCCGGGGGAAAAACGCATGTTATAATTATGCCGTAAATAAGGAGTTTGGAAAGGCGGAATTTCTAGGACGAGGGTCTTCCGCGGGATTGAAAGATTCGATGAATGAGGATTTTCGAAAAATACACCATAAAAACGATAATAATTATTATATGGTGGAATGTTGTCCATTCAGCGCAATATTGAAGAATTCGGAAATAAAATACATTGATTTTTTGTCAATTGATGTGGAGGGGAGTGAGCAAACTGTCCTAGAAACCATGGATTTTTCGATTCCAGTATATGTAATTGTGATAGAATTGGATGGACATAACCCGAAAAAGGATCAAAATTGTCGTAATATTTTAATGTCGAACGGGTTTGTATATGATAGACGTATAAATATAGATGAATATTGGGTAAACCCCACATATTATCGTAAAGATGTATTGTATGATGCGTCGGTTCCCAAGGTCGATCTAAGAGACGTATATTCGAAAAATAAAATACCGTATATCGACGTAAAACATGAACATATTAGAGAATTGTATGATGCCCTGTTGTCGGGTACCACCGTAGTATGATGTGTATAAAAATATGTCTGATTTGTATAAAACATATTTTTATTGTTTATTTGGCACGGTACGGAATCGCGTAAGGATTACCTTGAAGAGCGGTTAGAACATCGCCAGTGTTGCGATCCAATTGTATACCAGAATTGTATTCCATGGGTGTTTTGGGGGTTTGACCGAAATTGTACAAGGACGCCGAACTCTTGGGTCCGTTGGGTCCCAGAGGGCGATCATTCTTCAAATAACTGTCTTTGGCTTTGCTCGACATGGTTACATCTCCAGAAAAAATCGCCAGATTTCCTTGTACCATGCGGCCGTCAATGGTGGAAGATTTGATGTCATTGTTGCGTTGATTGTATTCCGCGTCTTGAGACCGGTAGGTGCGGTACCGTTCATTACCACCGGCAACGCCGGTATAAGATACATTGGTAGTATCGCGAGCATTTTGTATAGGTTGATTCCCGGTAATTTCGTAGGCACCGCCTCGCTGGTTGGCATTTACATTGGTGTAAATACCGTCACGATGTGTAGTGTCACGAATAGTGGGCGCAGGACGGTCATTGGGATCGAACATGTACGACGCAGTAACGCGCGACGCGGGATTCTGGTAAGGCCGAAGGGTGCCGATGGTGTTTTCTTTGCGTGATGGGCGTAAAACGTCCAGTAAAGGCGCAACGGCGGCACCAAAAGCACCACCGATGGCACCGAAATATCCGTCTTGGCGAACCGTGGCACGGTTGTTGGGATAAGCATACTGAGATTTTATACCATAATCATAATTGGAAACCCCACCTTTACCGCTGGCCCCGGCAACACCAATGGGCGCCGTACCCAATTGAACACGATGAGACGGTTCGTACTCGCCGTCGACAAAGTTCTCCATACCATTTACGTATTTACGGCCACTGTTTCCGTATTGGGATGCGGCCACACCAGCATACGAAATCGAACTTGTTTGTCGGGCAGTCGCGCGATCAATCGGTTCTGAACGTACCGTATTGCCTTTTTTGTTGCCCGTGGTAGTGAGATACCGTTCGGGTCCCATTTCAAACGCAGTATCGGGGCCGTGTTTTTCTTGGGTTCCCAACTCGCCGCGGGTAGTGACGGCGTGAATCGCGGGTCCTTCGTAGCCCAACAGCATGTTCCCGCCTGGTTTGGGATTGTTGACCGCACGCAGCTGGTCGACGTTTTTCTCCATCCAAGAGTCGCGAGACATCATCCCGGAGTTGAACCCTCCCGCGCCTTGATTTGAATAACCTAAACCTAATCCCGGTCCAACACGTTCTTCTTCAAAGGGTTTGACATTCGACATGTACATACTGGGGTTGATACGAGAACGCATGAAATCGGTGGTATTGGGAGCACCATGGGCCCACTGATAGTTTTCTCCGGGAGCAAACATGGGGGCCTGCTCCTTTTTGATGATAATTTGAGAACCTGTGCCGGAATAATTGTCTAAAATGGATTCATTCGCATTGGCATCGACGTTGCGAGACCGAATGTTACCTCCGAAAAAGGGTACCATATTGTTGTGACGAAAGTAGTCACGCGTTACCTTTTCTCCCGTAAGAGATGTAAAACTACTGGAAAACGAAGAGGCACTTTCGTCGTTCAGCGGAGAATAAGATTCTACCACTTTTTGGTTGAGTTCAGGGTTGAAATATTTGTCAGTGTATACTGTGCGTCCATCATACTTATTCACGGTGGACAACAAGGATGTGGCGTCTTCTGTGGCGCCATTACTCGGATAGTTAATGTCGGGTACATCTACGTTCGGCAATCGTGTATTGTTCTGAAATGTTTCTGAACTATTCGCTGCCTTGTTTTTTTTATTTTTAGATTGGTTTGCCACCATATATAAGCCACCGGCTGCTAATAATGGTATTGCGAGTTCCATTTATAATATATTATATATATTGTATAATATACTATTTTATATTTTCATTCGGCGCATCAATCTAGTTATTTTTGGCAAAGGTGTCTTTTTCAATTATACGGGTGCTTTGATTATTCAAAAAAGGCACTTCGACGTGTTCTTGAACATTATGAAATGAAAATGCCCAACGAGATTGTTCTAAATCTCTAAACATCCAGGCAGGATGCGTAGCTCGGGATTCGTCCACAATGGCATTTTCGTTTTGTGTATAATTGGGGATAGATGTATTTGGTGAGTATTGATTGTATAAAACAACGTCGTGGGTTAATTTGCGATTAATGCCCAGAAAATCGGTTTCCAACTGTGTCGTGTTGGTTCTCAAATTGGCTCCCCAACGCTGTAAACGGATGTGAGGATCTTCTAAAAAAGGTGTCTGTAATGTCGGACCCGGGGTTTCCAATTGGTATCGTCCCATACCGGTAGATTCCAAAACCTGTTTTTTTATTCTTATAGGATCATCATGAAAACGTGTAAAGGCCATTGCTCTAAAATTTGTTTTGATTAATATATATATTGAAATTATATTGTATTGATTAAAAAAATATAAATAGGATTGTTACAATCACTATATAGTTTTGGGATACATGTCTGAAATCGCCACCGTACCGAAAATATGTCTAAATATGATCGTAAAAAACGAGAGTAAAGTCATTGAACGTTTATTGACTTCGGTTCTCCCGTTGGTGGATTATTATTGTATTTGTGATACGGGCAGTACGGATAATACCGAAGAGATTATCCGGGATTTTTTTGCGAAACACATGATTCCTGGCGTAATTGTCAAAGAACCGTTTCAAGATTTCGGATACAACCGTACGTTTGCTTTACAACAGTGCGATCAGATGAATAGTGCGGACTATATTTTGTTGATGGACGCAGACATGATATTGGAGTTTCCTTCGGGAAATTTTCCCCAAAAGATTCACGAAATTAAAAAAAAACTGTGGGAACATCCGGCCCATTATTTGTTCCAAGGTTCTCCCAAATTTCACTACAAGAATGTGCGGTTTGTGAAAAACAAGTACGGCATGACGTATTGGGGGGTTACCCACGAATACGTCAAAGTACCCGAAGGTACCACATATGGTATGTTTGAACGTAGCGATATTTTTATCAACGATGTGGGCGATGGCGGCAGTAAAGCGGACAAGTTCGAACGTGACATCCGTTTGTTGACCGCGGGACTAGAGAAGGAGCCGAACAACGACCGATATACGTTTTATCTGGCCAACAGTTTACGTGATGCGGGGAGAACCGACGAAGCGATAGAAACGTTCAAAAAACGTATCGAGATTGGTGGTTGGATCGAAGAAATATGGTTCAGCAGTTACAGTATTGGTAAATGTTACCGTAAATTGGACAACATGCCTGCCGCGATTTATCATTGGATGGAAGGTTATAACGCGTATCCTCGACGGATCGAGAACTTGTACCAAATTATTAATTATTATCGTGAACGTGGTAAGAATGAAGTGGCGTATCAGTATTATCGGATGGCGGACAGACAAAGGACAGAAAATCCCCACCAGGACTATTTATTCATGGAAAAGGATATTTACGACTACAAACTGGACTATGAATTGACCATCATTGGCTATTATTGTAATCATGACGGGTACGATTTGCCCAAGTATTGTGTTAAAGTCATGTGTTATCCTCATTTGGAAGAGTGGACATCGCGCAATATTTTGAGTAATTACAAGTTTTATTCACCCATGTTGAAATCGATGCCGAATGTGGTGGTTTCAGATTCGATCGACGACTGTATCAATTTGGTATCGGACAAGAATTTCAACAAAAGTACACCATCGATTGTTCTCCACAATGGTAAAGAGATCATTAATATTCGTCATGTAAATTATCATATCGACGACAAAGGAGGGTACGTTCAGAAGGATAACGTAGAGACACGCAACGTGTTGTATTTACAAGAAACCAACACTACGATGATTGTTGGACACAATACAGAGTTGGACGAGAACAACATGTATGTAGGTTTGGAAGACATGCGTATTTTTTCACACAAAGGTCGTCTTTTTTATAACGCGAACCGCGGGTTAGGTTACAGTAAATTTCAGATAGAACACGGGGAGATTGATACGGAAAGTGGAGAGACAACGAATTCCCGATTGGTATATTACAGTGATCAGCATGATGTAGAGAAGAATTGGGTATTATTTGAAGATGGTTACGGAAACATGAAATGTATTTATTCGTGGCATCCATTGATCATTGGAGATATTTACGCAAAGGAAGGTTCGATCAACGATCCCAATTATTTGGTGTCCAACCGTATAGATACACCCAAGTGTTTCCGTCATTTCCGAGGATCTACCAACGGGGTTTTCGTAAATGGAGAGATATGGTTCATTTGTCACCTGGTTTCGTATGAAGACCGCAGATATTATTACCATGTATTGATTGCGGTGGATCCCAAGAGTTATCAAGTGAAACGATTTTCCAAGTTTTTTACATTTGAGAAGGAAAAGGTGGAATATACCTTGGGATTTATCTACCACAAATCACAAGATCGGATTAAGATTGGGTATTCGTTGATGGATCGATGTACCAAATTTTTGGAAATACCACGTGCGCAATTGGAATCGTTATTTTTGGAACCGTTTTGAATACATATCAATCCTCTTGCCATACGAGAACGCCTTTAGTCTTTTCAACTATTTTTTTACCAAGTTTGCTTTGGCAGCCGTTTTCATCTATAAATTTAAACAGGGAATGTAATTTATCATGGTTGAACGGTTTGGTAAAAACATAATCGGCACCACACTCTAAATATTTTTGTATATCCATGTCGAGACCATTTCCGGTAATACCAAATATCAAACCAGTATAATCCATACCTCGTAAAATTTTAGCAAGCATTTCGCCAGTTAAATTGGGCATGACGTTGTCCAAGAGTATAACATCAATGTTGTTTTTCATTTCGTTGAATCGTATCATTTTAATGAGAGCATCAAGTCCATCTATCGCCTGTTGGACCACGGTTCTTTCATTATATTTCTGATGAATAATTTTTACCATCAGTTTTCTAGATAATTCACTGTCATCTACCACCAAAAATTTTAATTTTGTATGGCCAGAATTCGTTATAGACGTAGAAGATCCCAATTTATGGTTATATGTCAACATTTGAGCATTGGGGGTTTTATTTATTTTTTCAGCAAACGATGCTTGTAATGTACCATCCGGTGCGTTCTTGTCGTCGTGTTCTTGTTCTGGATGTGCCGTTATAAAAAATTTTTCCTTTTTTTCAGAAACCGTGATATTTTTCGAAGATGGACAGATATCTAGTGGTAGTTCAACTTTGAAAATATTTCCAGCCGTTCTACTATTATTTCTGAGTTCAATAGTACCACCATGTGATTCTACAATTTTTTTACATATATATAACCCGAGACCATTTCCTTTTTTATCATCAGATGTGGTATATTTTTCAAATAAATTCATTTTTATACTTTCTCGTATCGTAGAATTTTGATCTATGATTGAGAATTCCAACACCTGTTTCATTTCATGCAGTTCTTTAGAAACCAACTTTATGGTAATAAACGTATTATTTTTTGAAAACTTGATAGCATTGGAAAGTATATTCATCAAAACGTGTTGAATGTGTTTGTAATCGCCAATAACCCATTCGTGCAATTCGCCAATATCGTAATTCAATTTAATATTTTTCTCAATTAAATTTGATAATAATATGTACTGAATCTTTTTAATCAATCCAACTACATTGAATGGTTCATATGTCAATTTTAGGTTGTTTATGGCGTCTTCATCGATGTTACTCACATTCAAGAATCCGTCTAATGTTTCAGTGAGAAACGTACAAGATTCTTTGATGCCCTTAATCAACTGATAATCGTCAGAGTTTTTGTTAATTTGATCTGAATTCAATAAAAAGTCTGAACTCAATGTGATATTATTCAACGGGCCCCGGAAATCGTGAAATATACATCTGATATATGTGGTTATTTTGTTATGCGATTCGTAAGAAATCTTTGATTCTTCTACGACTGGATTCACCTTCGCCCTTTTAAAAAAACGTTTGAACGTGTCGGTAACTTTTATTTTAATATTTGTGTCACTTGGAAAAATTGGATAAAAAAACATGGTTATATATACTTGTGTGACATTTTTAAGTTTTTTATTTTTATATCAAACGATAATTTGATGTAATCATATTATGAACTTTGTGAATTAGAACATATCCAGTTGGCATGTAATATCGTGTGCGGTATTACCCGAACCAGCATAAGTAACATATAAATGTAAACGATCGCCTGAATTGAACTGCACAGATCCGTTATAAAACTGTTTTACCACATCGGTGGGTCCAAATGTTACGGTAAAAATCGTATTTGTTGGCGCAACATACGGGGACGCATTGACATTTGCTGCCAAAGTTTTTTGTACAGTAAGGGTCAAAGATGCTCCTGTGCCGGTAGGCGCCACATTCAATGCAGCAGACATGCCTGAAAGTAAACACGGTTGTTGAATGCGATAAAAGGCGGGCGGTGTACCTGGATCGGGAAACGTACCCGCAGAAATCGCTTGTGTACCTGGCCACATCCATGCACCAGAACCTGCCGAGGTAATGTTACCTTTCAATCCGTAATAAATGGTGGTCGGATAAATGTATGTTGAAAAACCTTTGGAATTGGCGGATTTTGTCACCAAATCGGTTCCCGGACCCACTTGAATACCAGGTAATGCCAAATAAGTAGGTATATTTGTAATCACGGGGGTAGTTTGACTGATATCTGCCGCAGTAAACGACCCCGATGAATGTGGACAGGCCGCGATGGACGAAGATCTTATTTGAATAGATCCGAGGTTGTTTGAATCGTTGGTTTCAACCCCGATGTATGTTCCGGTAGATGTGGAAGTTGGAGGCGTATTTACTAGTACATTTGTATCGCGTATGGTTAATACGGATGATGTTGGAATAAAGATGCCACGTTTGATTCCCGCACCGTTGGACGATACCGTTATGTTGGTGGAACTGATACAATTTTTAGTGAAAATTGTGTGGTCAATTACCCCTCCACTAATGCCACCCGACCCGTACGAAATTACCCCATAAACTTCGGTATATATTGAAGCATCAATAGATGAATTATCCATCGTCATAGAACACCGGTGGATTTGCGAAGTTGCCGTGGGGGTTCCCTCGTTGAACATCCAACCGATAAGTGTAGTAGCATTATTGGAATTGGACGTCAATATGAACGCAATATCTTCGATTGTACAATTATCATTGATGGTTACAAATGTGACAGGGTAGCCAACATTTATAAATTGAATGATAGATACATTCTCGCCGGAACCGCGTAAAGTTACGCCGTTGGGGATGTATAAGCTGGAGTATAGATTGTATGTTCCAGGTAGTACCAAGACTTCTTGTCCATATGATACATACGCTAATGCGGTGTCGACCGTAGCAAACGGTAATCCACCGACCGATGCGGTAGAATCGTCACCATAAACCGCATCTACTATGGCAATATTGCCTCTATTACTTGAAGAAGTGCCTTGGGCGCTGGATCCGGTGGGTCCCAATAAACCGGCTGGATAAAATTTCACTTGATTAAACGTTATAGATAAATTATCGTGGGTTTCTGGCCACGAAATTAGTTTATAAATGCGGGAAGAATCGTTGGAGAATGAACCAGAATAGACATTTGTGCCATTTATATTACAGTATACGTTTGATCCGTCAAAGTATGCGGTAAAAATGTCACCTGAATATCCGGCACCATCGGCAAAGGTATATGTCCCTGTAAAAACAGTTGTATTGAAAATGACAATATCATAATGAACTGCGTCGGTGTTATACATGTATATTTTAAAAGAATTGTCACCATTAGAATTTTTTAATCCCATATATGCGAGATTGGGATATGGTGGTAGGTCAGACACTAATAACACGGGCATGATAAATTCTAAAAATATTCCGTTGGTGGATAAATTGAAAGATTGGACAGTTGTTACATAATCTAAATTGCTGTACAATGTAAACGAATCTTTTGAATTTATGGTAGGCGAGCCGGCTGATACGGCCAAATCAGTAATAGCATAACCGCTGATTCCGGTTGGACCTGTATCGCCCAGAGGGCCCGAAGGCCCCATATCGCCCGGAGGCCCAGTATCTCCCGGAGGGCCTGAAGGCCCCATATCGCCCGGAGGGCCAGTAGCGCCAGTATTTACGGCAGAACCCGGGATTCCGGTAGGACCAGTAGGCCCCGAAGGGCCCGTAAACCCTTGGATACCTTGTTCTCCGCGCGGTCCTTCTATTTTTCTGATACCACAACTGCCCGAACCGTTGGGTTTGAACATAGAACATTGTTGTGCGGCTATATTTTTTTGTCTTGTATTTGCGCTTGAAAAATTCATTTGTTATTTATAATAATATTATATTAAATTGTCGATGGGGGTGTCTAAAATTGTATTCATTATAGCTGTTTTACAGCATCCGAAACTACGTCGGTGCCATTGAGAAATGCCATATGTTTGAATACCTTCCATGTGTTTTTTTGTTCCATAGCCCATGTTGTTGGATAAATCATATCTGTCTTTGAGTTCGGGGTATCTTGTACAAAGATCTAATATATATTCATCGTGAGCACATTTAGCCAAGATGGATGCTGCGGCTATATTCGAGAACCTACCATCCCCCTTTTCAAAGGTTTCATGCGGAATATTCGTACCGTTCCAAGAGAAATCTGAAAAATCGTTTCCATCAATCATAATAAACCCGGTGTGCATGTTGGAAATATATTCAGGATGCTTTTTACAAAGAATTTCGAGAACTTTTGTGATGGCCGTTCTCATTCCTAATAGTACCGATTGTCGAATGTTTATTTCATCGATGACAGATGCCTCGATATATTCAATATGCCAAGCCGTCGCGTTTTGTTGAATATAATCCGATAAAATACGCATTTTGGGTATAGAATGAATTTTTTTGCTGTCACACATTTTGGTGTGATCAAATTCAGAATTGAGAACCACTGCTGCCACATACAATCTACCAAACATGGGACCGCGTGCACATTCGTCGACGCCGATTTCAAATAGATGTTGAGTATCAAATGTATGATCCAACGCCGTTTTTGATTTAGCCATTGATATGATATTTATAGTAACAATTTTATATAAAAATACATAATATATTTTCCAGACATAAAGTATAGATTAATTATATAAATGAAGTTAACACCATTTTGGTTTTTTTTAATTATATTGGCAACTTTAATCATTTCCGTATTATTTTTTAATAATATGAGTATATCGGGCAGTCCATTAGAGTCATTTGTAGAAGGTGTTGATGGCACTGCCACAGGTACACCACCTGGCCTTACCACACCTCCTGGTCTTACCACACCTCCTGGTCTTACCACA